GGTGCGGAGCCGCGGCAGTTCCCCCGAGCATGGGTGACATGTCAGATCGCGCTGACCGGTGAGCCTTGCTGCCATCTCCGGTCTTTGTAATTGTAAAGTTTTTGTGAATTTTATTGACACGGAGACATGTTTGGTATATTAAACAACAAAGACAGTAAAGTGTGGAAAACTTTTGTTTATAATGCCGATTGTAAACCGCGCACGGATATGATATGATAATAGACGCTGGCACGACCAGCGGAAAGGATGATAACAAATGAAAAAGCACACCATTCCGCGCTTCCTTATCGTCGTTCAGACGGACTGGACGGATGGCGCGACATGATCGGATTTATGTTTGCATTTTCAATCTTTTATTTGATAGGAGTGGTCTTTTATGAGTTTCGATAAGATTCTGTATAAATCAGCGTGGGAAACGATGCGCGAGCGTCGCGCGTTCTGGGCGGCGAAGGTCGAAGGTGCTAAGGATGCGGATGAATGTCGTGCGTACAACGTGTTATTGACCGAATACGACCGTCTCATTGAACAGACGATCACGGCGGCGGGAGGTGATGATGATTGACGTGCTGGAATTGTATACACTGGGGTGTGTGTGCCCGTCTTTCGGAGATGTCATACGGATCATATCAAGACAACGTTCAAGATCGATGCAGCTTCTTCATAAACGTACAGCTGCTTAACGTTTTGGATGATCTTAACATCGATCGCATCACTGCGCACAAGAAATTCGACGGAAATCTGGGAGGCAAATAATGATATATACGACGGTGTACGACATCGTTCAGATGCCGCTTACAGGCGACGCGGAGCATGTCATCGCGACCTTTTATTCCCGCCGGGCGGCGGAGAACGCTTTTACGATGCTCGACTGCGACAAACGGACATTCAAAATCGCGGAGCGCATCGACACCTACCCCGAGTTAGGTCATGTCATCGGTAGACCCGATGTTGACAAATAAATGAAAAGAGGTAAAACATCATGGCAGAGCAAAAAACACGCACTTTTTCCATCGTTCCCGGCACGGCGAAGACGAAGGACGGACGGACGTTTCGTACCTACAAAGCCGTCACGCGCAACGGCACCTTTATGGATGCGAAATTCCGCAAGGAAATTCCGCAGGACACGCTACCGTCGGACGTCTTTGACGTCGTGGTCGACGATCGCGACTGGAATGTGGATCGTAACCGGATGTATCCGGTTCTTTGGATCAAGGCGGCTGTCGAGATCATCCCCCGCGTGAGGGAATTCGGACAGCACACCGCCGAAGACGAAGAATTGTTCTGATCGCAACATAAGGAGGATGCCCCGATGTACAAGGTTCCGTGTAAATACAAGGACGGTCGCGAAGATACCGTCGAAGTGTTGACGACAGCCGAGTACACCGAGGCGTCTTTGCCGTTAGCTGACCGAATGATCGATGTATACGATCCTAAGAAACACGAGCGGGTCGCGTACTTTGATGAGCCGGTCACGTTCGACATCGAAACGTCGTACACCGATCCCGACGGCGACCGTCGGCATCGCTTGACGTGGATGTATCAATGGCAAATGACGATCAACGGCGTCCCGATCTTCGGGCGCACGTGGGACGAATGGATCGGGATGCTGACGTGGCTGCATGACCGATTGCAGCTCGACGAAAAGCGGGTCTTGACGATCTTCGTGCATAACCTGCCGTATGAATACGCCTTTTTCCACTATCGCATACCGATCAAAAAACTGTTTGCCCGAAAGATCAAGGAGCCGATCGCCGTTGATCTCGGCGGCGAGCTTACCGGCATTCGGTTCCTGTGTACGCTCGCGCTGTCCGGGTACAGCCTCGCGAGGCTCGCCGAAAACACGCCGTCATGTCCGGTCGCGAAGCTCACCGGCGATCTCGACCACACCGTGACAAGAACCGCGTCAACGCCGTTAAAATTGTCCGAAATGGCGTATTGTCTGAATGACGTGCTGATTCTCCATTATTATGTGAAGTCCCTGCAAAAGGCGGAAAAGAGCGGTCACATCCACACGATCCCGCTGACAAAGACCGGCTTTACACGCCGTCAAGCCCGCGATGAATACGGCAGCATGAAAAAATTCCGCGAGTGGTTCACAGCGACCCGGCTTGACGCGGCACAATATCGACTATATCATGACGCTTTCCGTGGCGGCGACGTGCACGCGAATCCTCTGTTTTGCGGGGTCACGATGTCGGACTGCAAATCATACGATCTGACGTCATCCTATCCTTATAGGATGATGTGCGAGGAAGATTTCCCGCGATCGGCACCGATCACGATCGACGATCCAACGATCGACGATCTGCGCGGACTTGTCCGGCATCAGCGGCTTTTTATCGCCGATCTGATCATCGCCGACGTCCGTCTTAAAGACCTTGAAAGGACGCCGTATATCCCCGGTTATATGTGCGCGGGGACGATCAATCCGACGTATGACAACGGGCGGATCGTGACGGCTGATTGTCTCTCTCTGACGGCGACGTCTATTGACTGGGAGATCATCCGGCACAATTATGATTTTCGGATCGTCGATGTGCAGCGGCTGCTGTATCACTATACGCGGGGACTGCTGCCGCGCAGCTGGCGGCATTTCGTCGCTGCGCTGTATAGCCGTAAAACGACGCTGAAAGACGTTGACGGAAAAGAGGAAGAATATCTCAGATTGAAAGAGGACGTCAATAGCCAGTATGGCATGTGTGTCACGAATCCGCTGAACGATACGATCACATTCGATTTTGAGGAACGCGAGTGGTATCAAGAGGTGCTGCGGCTCGACCATGAGAACGACGAAAAGATACAAGTCGAGCTTGACCGCTTTTATAAGTCCCGGAATAGCTTCCTGCCGTACCAGATCGGCGTCTGGGTGACGGCTGCCGCGCGGCGTGATCTGCATCGCGCATTGTCGGCGGTAGGCTCCGATGCTATTTACTGGGACACCGATTCGGTGTACTATGTCGGAGATCACGATGATCTCTTTGATCGCCTCAATGCCGAAAAACTTGACAGAATGCGCGCTCTTGATTATAATGAAGATGAGATCGCACCCGTTGATATACGCGGCGAACGGCACACGATCGGGATGTGGGATCCACAATATCACGGGCGGCACATCCGCATCAAAACTTTCGGATCGAAAAAGTATTTTGTGGATGACGGCGAGCTGCACGTCACCGTTGCCGGACTGAATAAAAAGAAGGCAGCGGAATACCTCGCGAATATCTATACCGATCCGATCGATGAGATCGATCTTGGTTTGGAAATCCCGGAGGAATGGTCGGGACGTACGACCGCCTATTATCATGAAGACGGCTTCACCATCGATGTCAACGGCGAGACCGTTCATGAGGAATCGTATATCTCGATCGTCCCGACCACGTACACGCTGGATGATACCATGGTACATAAGCTATATATCGAGCTGTGCAAAACCGACAAACGCACAAAGGAGAGATGATAAATGCCTGTTCAAGTAGCAAAGGAGACGTTGAGCTGGGATCAGATCAACAGCATGGGACTGGATGAGCTGAACGCCCAGATCGAGATCATGGCAAAGCGAGCGAACGCGCGCATAGCATATCTCGAATCTGTCGCGGCGAAGGGCGGCATCCTATACGACAAAAAGACGCACGAACGGATCGACGTGACACCTGTGACGTCGTTTGTGCATAAGCAGATCACGCGCGCCGGAGCGAGCAAAAAGAGCGGCGTGCGCTTTTCGCGCGCAAAGGCGGCGACGGTTCAGGAAGCAAAGCGGCGCGTGAGTATACTGAAAGAAACTCTTGATGCAAAGTCGACGCGGGCGAAAGAAATCACTGGCGCGGAAAGACAGCGACGCCAGACGTTTCGCGACCGGTTCGGGCTGATCACATCCGGGCATAAGACTTTTAAGGCGCTTTATGATCTGATGAATCTCGCAAATGACGGAGGCTTCGACAGCGAGCAAGCAATCGCGATCTATGATGACTGGACGCGATCCTCGGAGGCGTCGCGCGAATTCAAGACCGCTGAGGACGTCGTGAGCTGGTTAAAAACGCAGCGCGGCGGGGCGAAGGCGGACATCTTCCACGAACACATCCAAAGCAAATATGCCGAAGCGCAGGATGCGGACAGCTTCGTCGACGCGACGGACGTCTGGGTCGAGCCGGACGAATCTTTTTACGATTGAGGTGTGCTATGGCGTATTATAAACTGGATAAAATCGACGCGACCGGGGCAAACTACCGAATTATCATATCGCAGCGGTCGATCGGAAAAACGACCGTAACGCTGCTCGAACGCTGCATCGAGCCGTTTTTTGAAGACGGTACGCAATTTGTTTATGTCCGCCGCCGCGCTGAGGCAATCAAGCCTATGCACATGTCAATGATTTTCAAATCGACGTATGTCTCCACATACATTGCGAATCTCGCGCTTGAAAAGCGCGGTATACAGGGGGCAGAAATCCATGCGCGCGGCGGACAGTTTATACTGTACGGTCTCGACGAAGATACCGGGAACCTCGTGCCGTTCGGGACGGTCGGCTATTATCGCGCTCTGGTTCAAGGCGGCTATGCAAAAGGCGAGGCGTTCCCGGACACGGTGCGCGTGATGCTCTGGGACGAGTTTTTGTCCCGTGAAGACACCGAACGCGAGCTTGACGATGAGCTTGCCACGATGATGAACATGGTGAGTACAGTCAAGCGCAACCGGGAAGATTTTGTAATTTACATGCTCGGGAATACGGTCACGCGAAACTCGCAAATTTTGTCCGCGATGAAGATCAACATGCGCGAAGTGAAACCGGGCGATGTCACATGCTATGAATATCTCGACCACAACAGCCGCGGCGAGCTGCTCCGAAACACCGTCGCCGTCGAGATGTGCGATGAGTACGCCGCACCGGCGAAGTCGGACAGTTTCTTCGTTTTCGGCACCCAGAGGGAGATGATGATCCGCTCCGGTAAGTGGGAGACGGACGAATATGCGCTGTTCGACCCGGAAGCCCTTCCCAGCCGAAGCATCGCGATCGCGCTGGTGTTTGCGACGGACGAATACCGCCTGTACGGATATATAACAGGCGAGAAGATGCTGCACATCGCAGCGCGCCGCCTCCCGGTCGAGGATGGTGTCGAGTATATTACGCTGACGTTAGCGGCTCCGACGTATGTCAATCGCAATCAGTACGCATGGCACGCACCGATCCCTAATGTCGCGAGGCTTCGCAATCTGATAAAGACCTGTTATCTGAACGGGCATATCGTTTTTGACGATAACCTCACCGGGGACGATTTTTCTAACTTTTTGCACAAAGCGCGGGCGATATGACCGCCGCGTGAAGGAGGCGAACGGCGTGAAGATCAAGACAATAATATACCGCGGCGTGACGATCGTGATTTACTTTCGCCGCGGCGTCTACATAGCGACAGCGTACATCAAGCCGTGCGATGCGGTCGAGATTCGCGCACTGTTCGGTTCGTTGTCGGAGGCGATCGAGTACGCGAAAGATGTAGTCGACTACATATTGAAATACGGATAAAAAACAACGGCTGCCGAATGGCAGCCGTTGTTTTTATCCGCGGGAAAAGCATAAACCGCGGGGGATCGCCTACGTTATGCGTCGGAATATCGGTCAGGCGTGAAGGTGGACACCTTCGCGTAATGCAGCTTCGGCTGCGGAAACGATGGACTGCGGCAGCCCGTTCATCGGCAGGTGACCGTCCGCCACTTCGGCATATCCGGACTGCCACGTCGACAGGTTCGTCCACGTCGGATCGGGATAACCGCGATACTGCCGCTGCGTCGCTATGTCGATCGGGACGTTGACGTCAGCTTCGGCAAAGATTTTGTGAAGCTCTGTCGGCGCGTTGACGTAAGACGATCCGCCGACGCCTCCGGTGCCGGAAAATCCGGTCACCTGTCTCTCGATGAGCTGATTATATGAGTTAACGTTGTCGATCGCGTTCTTGACGATGTTCACGGGTGCCGTCACCGCGTTGGCGGGGTTTTGCGCCACGCTGAATATACCCGCCACGCCCTGCGAAAACTGCCCGAGCAGCATGCTGATGCCGGTCGACTTGACCTGATTCAGCGCAGTATCAAATGTCAGACAAACTCGAAAGGCGTTCTGAATCGACACAGGCGCGGCATAAATGGTGTCGCCGTTTATTACCGGATACGCCGTGTAAGTGCCTCCGTATGGATCGTAAAACACTCTTGCTCCCATGCGGCTGATCGACGTGTAACCATAATTTGCCGGGGTCACGACCAACTGACCGACAAAAGGCACGTTGATCTTCCATGCCGCGCGCGTCTGCCAGTATTCAGACAGCGACGGGCTGATGGCGACAGACAAGTAATGTGCCATCGAGTAAGTGAGACCGTGAATCGGCTTCGCCGTCGTAGTAAACGTCAGTACGTGCGTACCATTCAAGAAAGGCGCCGGGGACATCAGATTGATCGCCGTCGCGGTGTCTCCCGCGTTGCCGTGGTGAACGCATACCGAAATCGATTGAATCAACATCGCCACGGCTTCCTGATCCGCCGTTTGAAGTGCGGAAAATTCGCTCGCCCACGCGGCATATTGAGCCGTTGTCATATTCCATGCGGTGACGCCCGTGATTTTGCGCGGATCGTTCACAACCATAATGATGCCTGTCGTATTCAGCGATGCCGTTTCGGAGTAATATAGGTGCGTCGCGATGCCATCCAGAGCGACGATCGGATCGGCGATCTGATATGCTTTCGCCGCTGCGCGGGTCGAGCGATTCAAACGGACGTTTGTATTCAGACATCCGGCACGGCGCGCCGTCTCCAACGAATCAACAGACCCCTGATACACATACAGCCCGTTCGTCCCGCGGATCGTCTCGATGAATGCCGCCCACGTGTATCCGGTGTCGGTGGTGTACGTGCAATAATTACAGTCGTACATCGTGTCTAACGCCCAGCTCGGGGACATCGGATTGAATCCGCCGTATGTGGTGTCATTGACACCGGTCGCGTCCTGTACCGTGGCGACCGCCGTCCCGAGGCTTTTCCACGCGGTGTTGACGTCGCCGGAATACTTATACAAGGTTAAGACCATGCGATCACATCCTATTCTGGAAAAATTCGGCGTATTCGTCGGTATAGACGTCCATCATACGGAGGATGATCGACCGCTCCGATTCGATCATCTGCTGCGACGTCGTAACGCCGATATTGCCGTGACGCGTCAGCCCGTCCGTCCCGCTGTGGACGGTCTTGTCTTCAACGTCATTATAGATTCGCGTGTTGCTGATCGTGTCGGTCACGTTGTTATACGTGGTTTTGTCATCCGACACGGGCTTGCTCGCGCCGGAGTTATTCACGGGGTACTGGCTCGCCACATTGTCCGCCGATCCCGTCCGCACGGTAGACCCGCCATCCGTCTCCGATCCGGATCGCGTCGCCGTCGCTACATGTCCGTACGTCGTAGTCTCTTCCATGTCGTAGTTTTCGATCGGGTTATACTCGTACTGGGTCGTTTCGTACAGATGATTCATCGCGTCCGCGATGCGAGCTGCTTTTGCCCGGATCATATATGCGGTGCGGGTTTCCGCCGAATATCCGCACAGATCGCCGGCATAGACGAAGGACGCCATCACAAACTTGCGGTAGATCGCTTCGCCGATCTCCTCATCCGTCGCCCACGTCTGACCGTAATTGATTTCGGTCAACATGTCCGCGAAATCGGGATGATACCAGAGCAGAGCTTCGTCCCCGGAAAAATACCGGTCGCCGTGGCGCGGGTCGGTACGGTACTTTGTAAGGGTGAGCACGCTGCCGTTTTCCGCGGCGACCGCGTGCGACGTTGCGGGAAATCCGTCTCGCGTCCGTAAGATCAACATGCTGCCGCGGGTTCTGACTTTCGTGTGATCGTCGATGCTCGCGCTCTGCGTCTCATTCGTCAGAATCAGCGCGCTGCTCGATTCGGTCGTCTTCAAGTGCGTCTTTTTCGCGCATTTCATCGTTGGTGACCTCCTTTTCCACGGTCATGGCGACCGTGATATTCGTGCTGAACATCTCGTTGACGGCTGCCGCCTGCTCTTCGAGATAGTCGAGCATCCAGCGGCGATTCAATATGATTTCTTCATTGTTTGCATCCGCCTCCGCGGTGATCAGTCGCTCCGCCTTTTCGACGTTGACATTATTAACGCCGATCTGGGTCAAAAAGGCGTTGATGATCGTTTGACGGTCTTTCAACATGGCAGTCACACCGTACTCTGACGCCGTGGTGAACAGCCGGACGTCAGCCGGATCATCCATCAGTCCTTTATCTTCGATGACCGCGGGCTTCCCTGCGATAATGTCCGCGTAAATGTTCCGCCACTTTTGCGCCTGTTGCGGCGTTGCGGCGCGAAAGATGGTCGCGAGCTTGTAATTATCCAGATTGACACGGATATCCACGTCGAGCTGTGCCAGATCGCCGGCATATTCTTCAATGACCGGCGCGAGCGGTTCGGCTAAGGCATTACACCTCCCGAACACGCCATTGACACCATAGACGCCGGAGAGCTGTCCCAGCACCGGGTTTGACCCTTCAAACTTCGTCGGCATCCGGTAAGGATCGTAGCCGAACGCCGCGAGGTCTAACGCCCGCAGGTTACCGGCACGATCTCGCGTCCATGTGATAAATCCGCGTATGAAAAGAATGCTTGTCAGATACGCCGCATTGACGGTATCGGGCAGTCCGTTCCACCGGATCGCCGCCAGCGCGCGAGAGAAAAGACGGTCGTACCAGAACCGGCACCGCTGCGCCACAAAGTCCTTGCGCGCCAGCAAAGCCGCGTCTTTCCCGCTGAAGGGGTTACCATTGTCGATTATCATATACTCATCTCCTTATAAAAGAGGCGGGACGCGTTGGCGTCCCGCCTCGGCGGTCAGGGTTCGGGTTCTTCTTCGGGTTCGTCGAGCAGGAACGACACGAAATTCGCGCCATGATTGACCACGCCGCGCGATTCGACGTTGAAGAAGTTATTCCAATATTTGCCGCGCGCGTTGTACGGCGTGACATCCATTTCGGAGCTGGTGATCCATTCGCCTGCGGCGAAATCATCAACGATACACGCGAGACACAGATATTCGCGATCATCTCCGGTGCCGCCGTCGACCTGAATCGCGAGCGGCGTCTGACCGCCCTGCCACGCGCCGACGGGCGTGTAATCGGCGAGCATGTTGTACTGGGGATTGTACGTGTTGCTGTACACGCGCTTCGCTTTGGCGGCGAAGATGCTCGACACGTACAGCGTCCGACTTTCCGACGGCGAGAACGTCTCGATGTCCGCGAGGTTGTATTCGGTCGAGACCTCGCCGATCGCCCCGAGAACGGTGTTGATGACTTCGACGGCGAAGGCGATAAAATCGGGATCGTTCAGGGCGGTCGCCTGTGTCAGCGGAACGGTGGGATTGTACGTGTCATTGTACATCGACACGAGCTTGTAGCAGGTGCCGGGCTGACCGACCCACGCCGAATCCACGACTTTTGCGTTCGTGTCATTCGCCGAATCGTCGACAAGGGACGCGAGCAGGGCGACACGGAAACGCTCGCCGATCTTTTCGTTGCTGTTGATGATGGAGCCGAGCAGCCCGGATATAAAGCGATCCATCGCAGCGGGGGTCGTCCACGCTTTAATCAGCTCGGTGCGCTGAATCGTGATCGGGATCGTGTACGCGTTGGTGTTCGTGTAGTAATAGGCTTCGACGTCGGGCTTGTAAATCTGATACTGATCAATGCCGGTGCCGGCGAGCGCGGCCGCGTTGAGCGCGTCCGGAGTGAAGCCCGCCGCGATCGCGTCGTAAAAGTGGTACATGATCATCTCGATCGTGTTTCCCGCGCCGATGATGCCTTTGCGCAGCTCGCGGAATTTGCCCTCATACGCGCGATACGTGTTGACAGAAAGCGCGAGCTTATTCATCAACGCGGACACGAAGCCGTTCTGGACGTCCGTCCCGGACAGACTGGTGATCTTCTGTCCCGCGTCGATGAAAGACGCATAATCGACCACGTCGACCGCGTCCGACCCCATCGCCTGAGCGACGAGATCGTTAATTGCCGAGTAAAAATTGTTGTTTACTGCCATGTTGTTTCTCTCCTTTGTTATTTTTTGGTAAACTCCGAACAGCCGGACAGGTATTCGTCAAAGGAATCCTTCTCCGGATCTGCCGTCTGCTCGGGCTGGGGTGCAGGTTTCCGGCTTTCGGCGACACTCGCTGCAAGTGTGTCCACGCGCGCCGGCATCGACAGGATCGCGTCGAGCTGATCCGCCGACACGTTCGCGATCGCCGCGGTAAAGTCTTCAATCGTCATTTTCATTCACCGCCGTTCTGTACATGATGGTTAAGGAAAAGTAAGTACCGGATTGGCCTGTAATAGGCATACGGATACCGTTTGTGCCCCATGTTGCCGCCGCCGTTGCGGTCGGAGTCAAGTCCACTGTACAAAAAGCGACTTGCCCGATCGAATACAATGACGAAACTCCCGGGTACGGTATCGGAGCCGGCAAGTCGGTCAATCCTGACGGCGCGATGCTCGCTTCTGTTCCAGAGTACACATAACCGCCTACGAGCAAGCTGACGTAATTGCCGACGCGACAATACTGCATTTTAACATTGAGTAAACCGGACACATGCTCCGATCCGATATTGATCTGCGTGTAATCCGAATCAATATCCGTCTTGTCGACCTTCGCCGCGGAAACGAGCGCGATCTGACCGTCCGTGTATGTTTTCGCCGCGGCTGTCTGTCCGTCCACATATCCCTTATTGGCGGCGTCATATTCGTCCACGGGATAATCTACACCGATTATCGGGATCGGATCGGTGCCGTCGGAGAGATTGACCCCCGACGCCTTGACCGTCAACGGCTCCGGTGTGTTGATACCGACCTGTACAAAAAGATCGGTATCAGACACAACATGATTATTTCCGATTCCAGCTGCGTTCGGCAACGTCTGAACGCTGTGCGCGCCGTTCTTGACCGTAAGCCGCGCGCTGTCGATCGTCACGTCGCCGCTGATCGTCCCGCCGGACTTGTCAAACTTCCCGTCAAGCGCCGTCTCGACGTCTTCCAGATCGCTGGCTCGGGCGGCTTCGGCGTCCTTGATCGGCTTCCGTACACCATCCAGCTCGATGCTGTCATAAAAATCTGCCATGACTTTACCTCCTTGTGTTGTCTATACTTCCATAATATACCAAACATGTCTCCGTGTCAATAAAATTCACAAAAACTTTACAATTACAAAGACCGGAGATGGCAGCAAGGCTCACCGGTCAGCGCGATCTGACATGTCACCCATGCTCGGGGGAACTGCCGCGGCTCCGCACC